GTTTCCCAGTCACGATCGCCACAGTGCGATCATTCGTTTAGCTTGATGCCTGATGCCACTCCAAAAACTGGATTTTCGTGCTGGTATAGATAAAGAGTCAACCGATTACTCCGCTGGTGGTGGATGGGTTGATGGCAACCTTGTTCGTTTCAGAAAGGGTCTTGTTGAGAAAGTCGGTGGCTGGCAAAAGCTAGGCACAAACACCTTTCTTGGTTTAGCTAGAGCTTTACACTCTTTCATATCGCTTGGTGGTACTCGTTACCAAGGCATCGGAACCACCTTCAAATATTACATAGAAGAGGGTGATGCTTATTATGATGTCACTCCTATCAGATCGACCACATCTGCTGGTGATGTAACTTTCGCTGCTACAAACGGATCCAGCACGATCACGGTAACGGATACAAACCATGGCGCAGTAACAAATGATTTTGTGACGTTTTCTGGAGCTGCGACTCTAGGTGGTAACGTGACAGCAGCGGTTCTTAATCAAGAGTATCAAATCCTGCTAGTCACCGGGACGAACACCTACACGATTACTGCCAAAGACACGAGCGGAACGACTGTTACTGCGAACAGCTCTGACAGTGGCAACGGCGGCAGCTCAGTCGTGGGTGCTTATCAAGTAAACGTCGGTTTGGATACTTATGTTTCAAGCTCTGGTTGGGGTGTCGGAACGTGGGGAGCCGGTACTTGGGGATCGGCATCTGCGATCAGTGCGACAAACCAACTGAGATTATGGACGCACGATAACTTCGGTGAAAACCTGATCATCAATCCCAGAGGGGCTGGCATATTCAGATGGGTAGAGAATAACGGCACATCAACTAGAGCCTTACAGTTATCTGGTATCTCAGGAGCCAATCTGGTTCCGACGGTAGCTTTGCAAGTCATTACGTCAGAGACAGATCGCCATCTTGTTGTGTTAGGCGCTGATCCGATATCTAGTGGTTCAAGAACAGGTGTGATCGATCCTATGTTGGTCGCCTTTTCTGACTCAGAGAACGAGCTGGATTTTGAGCCAACCGCAACCAACAGCGCCGGTAGTGTCCGGCTATCCACCGGATCTTTCATTGTAGGCGGTATCAAGTCACGCCAAGAGATCCTTATTTGGACCGACACAAGCCTATACAGCATGAATTTTATCGGTCCACCGCTGACCTTTGCTGTCAATCTAGTTAACGAGGGCAGTGGATTGATTGGCCCTAAAGCTGCTACCAACGGGCCAAACGGAGTGTATTTTGCCTCAAAAACCGCTTTCTATTTCTATAACGGTTCAGTTCAAAAACTACCTTGTGCGGTCCAAGAATATGTCTTTAACGATCTAGATCTTGATCAAGCGTTCAAGTGTTTCATGGGTATGAACACCGAATATGGCGAGATGTGGTTCTTTTATCCCAGCATCGAAGACGCTACTGGTGAGATTAGTCGTTACGTCATTTACAACTACGAGGATGGCAACTGGTCTGTTGGTAACTTAGTTAGATATAGCTGGCTGGATAGCGGTATCGAGGATTTACCCAGAGCCGGAGCTCAGACATCTGGTACAAATTGTTTGTTTGAGCATGAAAAGGGATTTGACGATAACGGATCACCGATGAGTGGTGTGTTCATTGAGTCTGGTGATCTGGATATCGCCTCTGGTGAAAATTACAGCTTTGTGAAAAAGATTATCCCAGATATGCGTTTTGTGACGGATCCCACGATCTCAAACACTCCATCGATGAATATTGTGATCAAAAGACGGGACTTCCCCGGTCAATCGCTATCCACAGATGCCACCACCCAGGTATCGCAAACCAGCACCTTTTCATCCTTACGAACCAGGGCAAGACAGGTGGTGTTCCGGTTTGAGAGCGATGACGACAACGACACCATCAACCAGAAAGGTTATAAGTGGCGGTTAGGATCCACACGGATTGATATACAGCCAAGCGGAAGGAGATCGTGAGTAAGATCCTTGAGACTCGTTTGCCGCTAGCTCAAGGTGAAACAGTTGACTCAGGCACGTTCAACAGATTGGTTCGTGTCTTAGAATTAAACCTCAGTGGAGTGGATATAACCATTTCTCCGCACTTCAACGCCACTGAAATCAGCGAGTTACAGTTCGCGACAGGTGCGATAATATTTAATTCAACGCTGAGTATTCATCAGGCTTTTGATGGCACTCAGCTTAGAGATTTGTATAATCATCAGACATACCCAACTGGTCAGCAAGCGACCTTTGGGGTAGGAGCAGTAACGGTAACAATATCATGAATGAGTTTTTGCAAGCGCGGATACAAAATATGATGGAACCGGCTAGTCCGATGGGGTTCCAAGAGGGTGGCATGGTTGATGATGCCATGATGGATATGCCCGAAGAGGTTATGGCTCCATCACCCGATGATGAGCGTCTACGCCAAACAGTCAATGAACTCATGATGGCACGAGACACTGCTGAAGATCCCATTGAGGCCGCGCAAGCCAGCAAGATGATCGAATCATCGGAGATAGCGCAGAAGTCACCGATGGCGCAGATCGCATCAGAAGTCGCTGCCGCCGGTAGGGGTCAAGATACTACGTTGGCTCACCTCACTCCAGGTGAGGTCGTTCTGCCTCCACAAATGATGGAAAGCGATGAGTTTGAACGAGCGGTAGAAGATCGGTTTGAAGAGCTGAATCTTGATCCGGCCAAGTACGTGGTTGGCATGGGCATAGCTTCTTTGAACCCCGTAACAGGCTTAGAAGAGTTCGGTTTCTTTAAAAAAATCGGCAAAAGCATCAAAAAGTTTGCAAAGAAAATAGCTCCCGTTGCTGGCCCGTTAGCTAACTTCATTCCTGGCGTAGGACCTGTATTAGCCGGTGTAATCGGAGCAGCAACCAATGTAGCTGGTGGCAAAGGTCTGAGTGGGGCTATTACTGGCGCTTTGGGCGGTTACGGAGCTGGTAAAGGAATAGCTAGTTTAGCGACTAAAGGGGGGTTTTCATCTATCGGAACTGCTGCCACTCCTTTCAAAGATTTGGGGTTTTTAGATAAATTAGGGTTTGCTGGCAAAGGCGCATTAAAAGGCATTGGCGGTTTGCTTGGTTTGGGTGGCGGTCAAACCAGCGATTTTTCACCAGAGCAATTAGAGGCACTAGCTGATCAAGACAAGCTAATTGCTATACAAAAACAAGTTCAAGCTGGGACACTTGATCCGAGTAAAGTTGCTGAGGTCATGCAGTCTCTAGGCGGTCAAGCCACACCGACTCAGCTTTTCGATGCTCTAATTGATCCTAAATCTCCTGGCATAACGCCATTCGATCCGAATAATCCTTTGGCGAACATTTTGAGTGTCACTGGACAAGGCGATGGACAGAATCAAAACATTTTACAGAGAATCGGTGGCGCTTTGGGCATCGGTTCGGAGGAAGGGCAAGTTCCTTTTGGCAGGGCGTTAGGTATTGGTGGTATAGCTGCTTTACTAGGGAAGCTTGCTTTCGATGAAGCAAAGAATAGAAAAGGTGTGCCTCTGACCCCAATGACCCAATTAGATGCTATGGGTCGTTTTAATATCGAGGCTGAGATCGCAAGGCGTATGGGCAAAGAGCAACCGAATCCTGTTGAGTTCGGTTTGTTGCCTAGAAACATCCTGCCACAACTTGCTGCTGGTAAACCAAGGCCGGAAAGAAATGTGCCGGAAGTCGGTATGGACGCTTCTCCTGTATTTAAAGCTTTACCTCGTGGTGCTGATCCTATTGATGACATCAGATACACATCTGCTGATCGCTTGAATCAAGTCCCACAAGTGATGATGAGGGGCGGTCCTGTAATGGCTTACGCCAAAGGTGGGGACGTTGCAGCAGAAGAGTTCAAACGTATGAACGGAAAGATAGACGGGCCTGGTACTGAAACCTCAGATGACATACCGGCTATGTTGAGTGACGGCGAGTTTGTAATGAAGTCTCAAGCGGTGAGAGGTGCTGGGGCTTTTGACATGAAGAAAAGAAAAGGGGGGATCGTAGAGCTACGACCGACCAGAGAAGAAGACCGTGAACGGGGAACCAAGCTCATGTATGACATGATGGACCTTTTCGCTGGCAGAGCTAAGGCGAGTGCATAACGATGGCTGAACCTACTTACGAAGATCCTTTTGTAGCCAACGTAACCAGAGTCGATTCACGACTTGACCCGATAACGAATCAACTGCTGTTTGGTTTGGATGGGGTTGGCGGCTTTATTCCCGATGCGCTTCGTGCTGTTGATCGTACTTTCTTTGACGATCAGGGCAGACCGATTGTTGTCGGCAGAGATATTGCTGGATTTTCACCAGACCAAATAGAGGCGATGCGTTTGGCGCGAGAGGGGATAGGCGCTCAAGATCCTTTCTTTGAAGAAGCTCTGCGATCATCAAGAGCCGGAATCGGTTCTCTTCGTGCGGGTCAAATAGCTCAAGCAGAGGCAGATCGTAGAGCAGCGCGAGAACTTAGAGAGGGGGCTAGGTTTGCCTTAGATCAGAGAGATCTTGGTTTATTAGAAGAGTTAGGCGGTGCTGGGAGGCAGGAGGCAAGAGCCTTAGCTGCCGAAAGAGGGTTTCGTAGCGATTTGACCGATGCTTTAGGAATCGGCACGTTAGCAACACAACAATTCTCTGGGGCTTTGGGTGAGGCTGAAAACCTACAAAGGGCAGCTTTGGCTGATTTCGATCCTGTTGCCGCAACACAGAGATTCATGGATCCTTACGAGCAAGCGGTCGTTCAGCAAACCATAGATGACGCTTTGAAGGGTTTAGCCCAAAGAGATATGGCTGCGACCGCTAGAGATATCCAAACTGGTGGTGAATCCGCTTTCGGATCACGGGCTAGGCTAAGTGCTGCTGAGAGAGCGGAGGCATTAGGTCGTGGCCTCGGTCAACAGGTTGGGGCTTTGAGATCTCAGGGATTCCAACAGGCACAAAGAACTGCGTTAGAAGAGGATGAAAGACGACGGCAGACAGCAAGAACCGGAGCTGCTGGTTTGAGTGGTTTGGCAGCTCAGAGGTTCAGAGCTACCGGCGACTTAGGTAGATCGGTGGGAGATATTGGACGACAAAGATTCGATGTCGCCACCGGGGTCGGTAGAACTATCGGTGATATCGGATCTCGCAGGGCTAGGGCAAGAGGCACTGCTGGCGCGACAGGTTTCGATATTGGTCGTCAAATCGCAGATCAAACCAGAAACATTGGGGCAACCATGGCGGGTGCTGGAAGAACTCTTGGCGAGGCAGAAACAGGATTCGGTAGAACGGTCAGAGATATAGGTGCAGGAGTGGCTGGTGCGAGAGCTGCTGATGTAGCCACTTTAGGAGGTATCGGTTCCGACATACAAAGACAGAGACAACTAGAGCTTGATGCAAGAAGAGATGCGCTAGAAAAAGCAAGAACAGCGCCTCTTGATAGTTTCAGAGCAGCATCCGACTTCATAGGCATGGTTCCCAGAGGAACGACGGAGGTAAGAACCGACTTCACGACAACTCCTAGTGCATTACAGACAGGTATAGCAACTGGATTAGGCGTGTTCGGAGGCCTGGGCAGTATGTATGGGGGAGGTGGTAACTATGCTGGCTACACACCGCCAGCCTCAAGCTAATGCCGATATCCAGAGCCCAGATACCAGAGCAGATCAAAGGATATAAGAGCGGAGATATCGTGGAATCCAATATCTTTGAAGATGACTTTAGAACCGGCACAGAATTGGGCGGTTTAGATATGGAGCAGTTCAAGGTTGATGAGGATGAACTCAGGGCCTTACAAGAAGCTTTTCGTGCTGGGCAAAGAAGACCGAATCTACCGGCTTTGGGTGGTGCTCCTTCAGCCGAGAGAGTGAAAGAATATACGGACATCTTAACAGGCATCGCTGGAGGCCCTCCACGACGACCCAACATTTTCGATGTCGCATCTGAGGTTGGTGCAAGTATGCTTGCCGCAGACCCCAGAGAAGGAGCTTTCAGATCGCTAGGTCGTGGCATTGCTGAGGCTGGTATTAGGCGAAGAAAACAACAAGCAGAGTTTGAGAGTCAGAGAAGATCCATAGCAGCAAAAGCTTTTGAGCTTGCAAAGAACGACGAAGATGCTGCAATCAGATATCTTAGAGATGCAGACATAGCGGTTTCTAAAACCAATCCTGATAACAAAACAAGCGATTATGTAGTGGTAGACAGCGCAGGGCTTACTGTTGATGAGCAATATTACGGGCCTGGTGAAACCGTGATGCTGACTGATCAAGAGGCTATGGGCGCTCGTAGTAAGATTCGTCGCGAGGGAAAGAAAGGTACTGGCTTGAAAGCTACGGCTGTAGGAGAGCCCGCTTACTATATGTTAGAAGCTGAAGCGAGGAAGCTTATCGAAAGTCTGGGTCTTGAACCCGGTGAGGAGTTTGAACGCATCGTTGCCAAGATCACGGTTCCCGCAGGAGATACCAAGTTAGGTAAGCCGGTCCCAGTGCAAGGATTGTTTGGTGAGCTGACACCCTTGAGCAAAGACGGTTCAGTAATTAAGGTTGTATTGGGACCATCTAGGCAAGCAAACAAAGAAATCAACGCTCGTTTTAATACATATCGAGATGAGCGTTTAAAGGAAATGGCAAATGATAGAGCGGAAACGCTTGACCAAGGCATAAGGATCTTGCCCACGGTCAGTCAAGCGATGGCCCTTCTAAGAACAAGGCCTGAGATCAAAACCGGAACCGTAACTCAAAACCAACTTCTGTTTTTTAAGCAAAACTTAGAAACCCTTCTCACCGGAAAACCAAGCGAAGTGACTCAGGCGTTGAATACATTAAACTCCATTTCACTTCAGTTAGCTCCTTTAATGAGACCGAAAGGTTCTGGTTCTACATCAGACATGGAGTTCAGAGCTTATCGTGACGCTATTCTCTCTCTCGGCAATACTGCTGTTGCCAACTATGTGTCCCTTTACGCCCTGAGAAAAAAAATAGAAAACTCAATTCGGCTTTTTGAACTAGAAGAACAGATGTTGTTGTCGGATAGCGTTGAAAGCATCGAGGAAATACAAAAAGCAATGAAGGAAGTCGATCAAGGTATTATTGAAAAATATACCGGACCTGACGACGCAGAATCTTACAATGCTTTTTTGGCTGCACTCCCAGAAGGAGCTGTTGTGGATAATTTCGATGGTTTATTTGAAAAATACAACCCAACAGCGGATCCCAGAGGATCTTTCATTATAAAAGGTTGGAAAGGCGGTAGACGATGAGTGCGAGATTTAATCCAGATGATTATGTCGGATCCGGAGAACCAACCGAAGACGGCGCTGCTCAAGCTCAAGTTACTCCAGAACCCGACGAAAGTATTTTTGATCGGGTAAGAGGTGGCGCTTCTGCGTTAGGTAAATATATTTCTGGCATTGGTGTCCCGATAGAGTTCCCAGACTTGCCAGAGATCACTGAGATGTCCGGTGATCAAGCTGATTTCAAAGATCAGTTTCTCTCTTACATTCCAATACTGGCCGCACGAGATGATGTGGGGAAGGCTGAGGTTTTTGATCAGATATACAGTGGCGATGCCAGATACGGTGGGGTTTATCAAGACAAGTTTGGTTTGCCATTGATAGTTTGGAACGACGTTCCTTACTATATCAATAAGCCCGGTATGAGCATGATGGATTTCAAAGAGTTTCTAGGGGAAACCCTAAAATTCGTAGCACCCACAAAATATGCTGGTCAGGCTAAAGGTCTTCTCCAAACCGCGAAAAGAGGCGCTCTTGGTTATGGCGCTACCGAAACCGCTTTGACAGGTTTAGAAACAGCAGCTACACCTAAGACAACTGCCGCGAGAGATCAAGACTTGATAGAAACAGGGTCGGAGATAGGTACAGCCACGGCAGTGGGTGTGGGTGCAGATGTCTTACCCGATGTTGTGAAACGGCTACCCTACGTTGGCCAGGTGGTTCGTAACTTCGTGGAAAATGCACAAGGTCGGGTAGCGGAGCGAGTCAGAGAGAGTGAGCTACCGCCAGTTTTTAAAGAAGAAGTTTTGAAAGAGGTTGATCCAGATGTTGAGCAAACATCTAAATACCCTCTGACGGTCGGACAAAGAACTGCGCCTCCACCTACAGGTGTTACACCGAGAGGCACTGAGCAGTTGGGACAAGAAGCGGAGCTCAGGAGAACCATGGCTGACGATCCGGTTGGCATCAGAGAGTTTGATGAGCGACAGCTTCAAGAAATTACAGAGGATGCGCTGGCATTTGGCGAAGAGTTTGGTGTGGGGATGTCTCGTGAGGTTGATCTCAAAGAAATACCGGGCAGAGCCACAGAAGAGATACGCCCGGTAGTCAAACAGAGAGCAGAGGCGAAACGAGAAGAAGCTAACAAGTTATTCAAGACGGTTGATGAAGCTGACCCAACTCCCGTAGCTACAGCAGATGGCGTTGTTGAAGTCATTGACGAAATGCTCGATGTCCCATATGCAGAGTTCGGTATGGATCTGGAGGATTTTTTAGAAGGCCCTCTGAAACTAGAATATAACAAGCTGGCTAATCTTAAGAAAAAGTTACAGCAAGATAAGTTCAGAGATGTTTCTCTCAAAGAGCTGAACAATCTGAGGAAACGACTCGGCGGCAGGATAGGATCCACGACTGATCCGACAGAAAAAAGAATACTCACACTTATGAAAGAAAAGTTTGACGACAAGCTTTTCGGTAGTGTGGACAAAGGCTTGTTGTCCGGTGATCCAGAGGTCTTAGAACAACTGCAAGCAGCCAACGAGGTATATAGAGAATATCTCGGCCTCACTGGGAAAGTAGGAGCGAAAACAGATATACAAAAAGCTGCAAATAAAATACTGCAACAAATTACCGATTCAGATTACAACGTGCATCAAGTCATGGGCGCGTTGTTTGGTCATAACCAATTAGGTAGCAAAGATGCAGTTCCTTTAGTCATTAGACGACTCAGAGAGCTTTTGCCAGAGGATGAGTTTGATCGTGTTCAGAGGCTTATGAAAGAAGCTGCTTTGATTCGTGGGTTTACCAACGAACTTCCTGTATCCAAAGATCGGGCGGTTACGAGATCTGCAATCGTCAAAAATTACAACAGCGTTTTCAAGAATAACAAAGGTGTAATAGAAGAGCTGTTTACACCAGAAGAGCTGAAGCGAATACAGCAGTTCAGAGATGATGTGATGCCTACTTTATGGGCTGAGATCAATAACAATCCATCCGGTTCTGCTTGGACCATTATGGGTGCTTTGGCTAGGCGTGGGTTATTCAGCTTACCTGGCTTTGAGGCTTTGGGTATGGGTAGAAAGCAAGCCTTAGCCATGGAAGAAAGATCGATTGCTAAAGACGCTACAAGACAAGCTTATCTGAGTGGCAACCGACCACTGTTCTCTGCAAGCACACAAGCAGCACTAAAGCCTCAGTTCCGAGATGAAAGAGAGGGCATGGTTTTTGATCCGTTGCCTGACGACATCAGAGCAAACATGATGCAACAGCTAGACGATATCGAGCAGTCGCCAGCACCAGATGAAGAGGTGTTTGAGGAAGAGGAACAACCATCAGCGCGAGTAGAGATGCCGACCTTTGAACCGTTGCCACAAACAGCGAGGCCCACGATCAGACCGCCGATGCCTTCACCGACGTTGTTGGGATCGCCTGAGAATCAAGAGCTTGCTATGCGCCGTCAACTACAGGGAGGGATTGCTGGGCTGGGATAATATCCTCTGGTTCTGTGAGCCTTCCTACGATCATCGCGCCTTCCAGGTTCCAATCTAGCTCATAACCCATGGTCACTTGACCATCGACATCAATGGCTATGTTTCTGGATATCAGACGCAGTAACGCAGCTTGCTGATGTAATGTGGTTCGACCAAAAAGCTCAATAACCTCTTTGGCTTCCAACATCGGCTGATAGGTTTGCGGGATCTCTTTGCGTTTCTTGCCGAAAAAATTCAATCCCACACTCCCTCATAGTTTTCATCAAAGATCTTGTCGTGTTCGCCTTTTATCAATCGCCTCAGCTCTGCAATCTTGTTTCTGTCTTTCTTGGCACAGATCTCACAAAGTAAGGTATAGGTATCTAAATCAACAGCTAACGACTTGCGTTTCTGTTGAACGTCTTCATCTGCCATCAGTTCTATTCCTCATCAAAAGATGTTAAATTGTATAGTCTTGGGCATTTTTTTGCAAAACACTATGTATCAACTCAAGAACTATATGTTGAGCCTCCAATCTCATTGGATGGTGAACCAGCCTTTATATAAGGCCGTACAAGACTCGATACCGTTGATTGCTAAATACAGAGCCAATCTAGGGAGAAATCGCTTAGAAACGACCCCAGCGGCTCGTATGGCTAAGTCTGTGTTCCCTGACATATATAGATTCCCTTTGTTTCGCCGACAGTTCTGCAAGATGCTGGTTGAAGAGATCAAGCAGATGGAGAAGGAGATCGAGTTCAAACCGAATCCCAGTGAGGATCCGTTGCGACAGATACCAGAGATCGTATTAGAAGAGCATTGCCCAGAGCTGTACTGGAATATGTGGTTCGTTGTGCAGAACGTCATCAACCCCATGATCTACAGTTTGTATCAGCGTGATTGTGCTCAGATAGCGTCAGTTCAGATCGCGAACTACAATCCAGAGGGTCAGCAAGCCGGAGCTTGGCATCATGATGATTCTGCTGATATATCCGTTGTGGTTCCTCTCAACACTGGCGGTTATGTCGGTGGTGGCACAGAGTTCCACAACCATGGTGTGTTGAAGCCGTTGCCCAACGGACACGCACTGATGTTCCCCTCCTTTACCAAAATGCATAGAGGATTAG